CGCGAAATACGTGAAGGATTAAGGCTATGACAGACAGAACTCCTCGCGCTAACAAAACTAGGGAAAAGACGGCTGCGCGTAAGCCGTGGGCTCCCCCGTCTATGCTAGACGCACCGCCTGCACCGGAAGGTTACAAGCATCGTTGGATTCGTGCGGAAACGCAAGGCTTTGACGATAGGAAGAACATCAGCGCGAAGATGCGCGAAGGTTGGGAACTTGTTCGTCAAGACGAATACCCTGACTTTGAGTCTCCGGTAGTTGAAACAGGTAAATACGCTGGTGTGTTTGGGGTTGGCGGATTGATGCTTGCCCGCATTCCTATTGAGACGATTGCTGAACGGACGGAGTATTTCGCGAACCGAAATAAAGACCAGATGGAAGCAGTTGACCAAGATATGATGCGGGAGAATGCACACTCAACCATGACGATCAACAAACCTGATCGTCAGTCCCGTATAACCTTTGGCGGTCCTATAAAGTAAGCCGCCTTACTAGGAGAAATATCAAATGGCAAATCAAGAAACTGCCTATGGTCTTCGTCCTGTCGGTCTAGTGGGAAGCGCAACTAATTCAACTGGGGTAACTCAGTATGAAATCGCTTCCAACAACACCCATGCTATTTATCAATATGGTCTTGTCGTCCCTTTGGCGGCGGGCGTTATTGATTATGCGGGTGCCACCAATGGTGGTACTACGCAAGCACTCGGTGTACTGATGGGCGTAGAGTACATGGATGCGACACAGAAAAAACCTGTGTTCATCAGCTACTGGCCCGGATCGGGTGCTGTGTCTGTAGACACAAACCATCCTGTCAAAGCCTTTGTTGCAGACAATCCGATGCAAGTATTTAAGGTCGCGTCTGACGCTTCTTTGACTGATCGGGCTACTGCGCAAGCCGCTGTATTCGCTAACGCGTCTCTAGGAACTTCTGCACGGACAGGTTCTACCGCAACAGGTAGCTCGGACTCTGCGCTTGGAGTTAGTACCATTAATACCACTGCAACGCTTCCACTTCGCATTGTAGGTATTTCGGACGATGAGGCTAATAGTGACTTCACTTCCGCGGGTATTCCGATGCTAGTTCGCATCAATGCTCACTTCAATTCACCCACCAGCCGTTTCGATTCGCAGACCACCGCGACCTCGACAGGCGTTTAAGAAGGGGGCTAACAAATGGCTATTTCTCGCGCACAACTAGCGAAAGAGCTAGAACCCGGACTTAACGCGCTGTTTGGTCTGGAATATGGTCGTTATGAAAACGAACATAGTGAAATCTTTGATGAAGAAAGCTCGGATCGGGCGTTCGAAGAAGAAGTTATGCTCGGAGGTTTCTCAACAGCACCGTCAAAAGGCGAGGGCACTGCCATCTCGTTTGACGAGGCACGGGAAACCTACACGGCGCGTTACACACACGAAACCATTGCGCTTGCGTTTTCGATTACCGAGGAAGCGATTGAGGACAATCTGTATGATCGTCTTGCTTCGCGGTACACGAAAGCTCTGGCACGGTCGATGGCTCAAACCAAGCAAATCAAAGCCGCAGCTATCCTGAACAACGCGTTCTCGGCTGGTGCGAATGCGATTGGCGACGGTGTGGCCTTGTGTTCTAACGCACACCCTTCTCTGTCGGGTAACCAGACTAACCTTCTGGCTACAGCAGCGGACCTCAACGAAACTTCGTTGGAGCAAATGCTGATTGACATTGCGGGTCTTACCGATGAGCGTGGTTTAAAGATTGCGGTTCGCGGAACGAAGCTGGTTATTCCAAAAGAGCTTCAGTTTATTGCGGAACGTGTGTTGAACTCTAATCTGCGTAGCGGAACAGCGGACAACGACAACAACGCAATGAAGAACATGGGTATGTTGCCCGAGGGCGCGGTTGTAAACCACTTCCTCACAGATACCGACGCGTACTTCATTAAGACCGACGCTCCAAACGGTTTCAAGTACTTCAACCGTGCGGCTATTAAAACCGCAATGGAGGGTGACTTCGATACTGGAAACATGCGCTTTAAAGCGCGTGAGCGTTATTCGTTTGGTGTTTCCGATTGGCGTTCAGTGTTCGGAACTCCGGGCGCAGCGTAAAAACGGCACCCGTCGGTGTTAGTTTGGAAGGGGCCTGTTCAAAGGGCCCCTTTCTTTTTGGTTAATTTGTGTTATACGTTATTTATTCCCTGACAAGCGCACCCTGTGCTTGACTAAACCCAGACAGGAGATTGACATGGGTACGACTACTTTTTCAGGCCCTATTAAGGCCGGAACCATTAAAAACACCACTGGAACGACTGTTGGTTCAGACATGAAGAACACAGGCTTTGTTGCAATGTCTCAGACAGCAGCGATTGACCAGACTGCCACAACCACAACTACAAACATTATAATTCCAGCCAACAGCCAGTTGATATCTATTGATATTACTGTGACCACGGCTTGGAGCGGTGGGGCTACAACTCTAGGGTTAGGCGGCGTAGGTGCAGCCACTTCTTTGACAGCGGCGGGCGCGATCCAAGGCAACGCTGTAGGTATTGTCGCGGCTAGTCCCGGTACTGATGCAACCCGCACAGCAAAATGGCTAAACACAGGCACGGGCGATCACCGTTTGATTGTGACCACAGCTAATACTGGCAACGGTGTCGGCGCTGTAACGGTTGTGTATGCTCAGAGCAACAACGTTTAGGGGTAACTAGATGGCAGGCTCTGATGTACGCTCTAAGCGTTTAATTGCAACGGGTTCGGCGGGTCTAGGACCCGCCCGAATACGGCAAGTTCAGATAAAAACTACGACAGGCTCCCCGCGATTTACGGTTACGGACGGAGACAGCGGCGCGGTAGTCTTGGACATGGATTTAGATGCTTCTTCTACGCATTCTGTTAACATTCCTGATGACGGCATTCGTGTAAGTGACATATTTGTTTCTACGTTTACAGGATGTACTTCGGTGACCATCTTCCACAGTTAAAAGGCTAAAACAATGGCTTCAGATGTAAAAGCAACCAACTTAACTGCTTCGGGCACCGTTTTTGCGGGCAGGGCCCGAGTAAAAGCCATTCATTACAAATGTGGGACAAGTCCGGCGTTAGTTCTTAGGAACAAAGACGTAAACGGGGCAGTGCAGCTAACCTTTGCGTTTGCTGACAACACGGATGACAATGTGTATATTCCCGATGAGGGGATGTTATTTCCTGACGGTTGTTTCGCTGTTCTAACCAATGTTTCGGATGTAACTGTTTTCTTTAACTGAGGTTTTTATGTCTGGCGATAAACCAATACCAAAAACAACGGGTAAGGGCGGAAATTACCGTAATACTAAAGACGGTGCGGGAATGAGTGCCAAGGGTTTAGCGGCACACAGAAAAGCCAATCCGGGGTCTAAGATAAAAAAGGCTGTGACGGGCAAGGTTAAAGCGGGCAGTAAAGACGCCAAGCGGCGAAAGTCTTTTTGCGCAAGGTCCGCGGGTCAGATGAAGAAGTTTCCAAAAGCTGCTAAAGACCCCAACAGTCGTTTGCGGCAGGCTAGAAAAAGGTGGAAGTGCTAATGGCTAAAACAGGTTTATACGACAACATACATAGAAAAAGAAAGCGCATTGCTGCCGGATCAAAAGAAACCATGCGAAAACCGGGAACAAAGGGTGCGCCCACGGCAGCAAATTTTGCCGCTGCGGCAAAGACTGCTAAACCACAACGCGCCGCCACAGGCGGAGAGATGAGGAAATCTAACATGAAGAAAAAAGGGTACGCCAAGGGTGGTGCCGCAAAGAAGATGAAAGCGGGTGGTGCCGTTAAAAAGATGAAGGCTGGCGGCGCAGTAAAACGCCGCATGGGTGGCGCTATGATGAAGAAAAAGGGCTATGCTAAAGGCGGCGCGGTTAAAAGAAAATAACCTGAATGCCGTTTTTGCAAAGCAATATCCCGCACTTTAAGTGCTGGGTTCGCCGCGAGTATACTGTAAACCATGAACGTTATCATGGTGAATTTTTACACGCTATGGCAATAGCCGTAACTACCATGCCTAACCGTTGTTTAAGCTTTCAGCTTATTTTTACGGGATGCGAGGTGGACGAAGAGGGGGGAGAGAACGTGCATGGCGGAGCTATGTGGGCCCGAATGCCCATAACGGCTTTAGTTGCAGACGAACCGTTAGAGGATTGGCCTAAACCAATGGCAGTACATGAAGCACAACCTTGGGACTGTCCCTCACATACTCACGCGGCGTATGTGTTGGAAAGGGCTTCCCCGTGTCCGTGGTTAGCAAAGATTGACGGCACTTTCTTTCCAGCAAAGTACATGTTTACCGTAGATTATACTGATACGGATGTTGCAGATGATCCTGCACAGCACAAGCAGGCTCATATGTTGCAGCTTTTAAACGCGGGCGAATGGACGGGCAATATTGTAGCTTTGCCCAACAATCGCGTTAGAGTAACGCATCCTGCGTGGTTTGAGACAGGAGAGGGCGCTCCAGACTTCAAGCCCTCTCAGCATGTACATTATTCTAAATCTGATTTAGACTACACCTTAGACGTTAATCGAATATTCGATAATCTGTACAACGAGGAATGACATGGCAGTTTCTAACAGCGTGGATTTTGAGCTAGATGTAGCTGAGTACGTCGAAGAAGCCTTTGAGCGTTGCGGCTTGGAAGTTCGAACAGGATATGATTTTAAAACGGCAAAGCGGTCGTTAAATTTAATGTTGGCAGAGTGGGCCAACAGAGGTTTAAACCAGTGGACAATAGCGCAACGCACCGTGACCATGACACAAGGCACTGGAGAGTATTCGTTATTACCGGACGTTATTGATATTCTATCTGCGGTTATCCGCAGGGACGGCACGGATTACGCGCTGCTTCGTTTAAGCCGAGAGGAATACCAAACGGTTCCCGATAAATCTTCTCAAGGCAGACCCAACCAGTTTTTCTTGGATCGTCAAATAACGCCTAGTTTAAAAATATGGCCTGCGCCAGAAAACAGTACGGACGTTGTGTATTACAATGCGCTTACTCGTATGAACGATGCGGATACAGCTACAAACACGTTAGACATGCCCTTTCGATTTTATCCCTGTCTAGCTGCGGGATTAGCTTATTACATTGCTATAAAGCGGGCCCCGCAACGCGTTCAGTTATTAAAGGCTGTGTATGAAGAAGAATTTGAACGTGCTATGACGGAGGATAGAGACAGGGCTTCGTTTAATGTTGTGCCTCAATACCAGTATTTTAGGACAGGCTGATGGGTAAATTTGCCAGCGGTAAAAACGCTCTTGCGATATCAGATCGTTCCGGTTTTCGGTACAGGTATAAAGACATGCGGCGGGAGTGGAATGGCCTGTTGGTTGGTAAGGACGAGTTTGAGCCCAAACAGCCGCAGCTAGGTCCGTTTAGAACGGTTTCTGATCCACAAGCCTTAAAAGACGCTAGGCCCCAAACGCTGGATCGTACCGCGGCATTTCAAGTAATAACTACTAACGGCATCGTCTACGAGGGTAATGGCGTTTGGACAACCAGCGGTGTGTCGGAAATGCCCTCTTCTATCGCGTCCTTACCCTCTTTAACGTCGGGGGTAGGCTCTGTTACGGTAAACACTTCGGGCGGAACATCTGTAGATGTGTCGGTTACGGGGGTATTGGGAACGTCGGGGGTAGGCTCTGTCACTGTTACCAGCAACGTCTATATTGTTACTGTGGCTAGTGGCACTAATCCTTATGGAACGGGAAATAAGTTCTATATAGATGGTGTTGTTAGCCCAACGATCAGTCTGGCAGAGGGCAGCACGTTTAGATTCGATCAAGCAGCTTCATCTAATAGTACTCATCCACTGAGGTTTAGCACTACAGCTAATGGTACACATGCGGGCGGCTCTGAGTACACTACGGGCGTAACCACGTCAGGAACGGCAGGTCAGGCTGGTGCGTATGTTCAAATAACTGTCGCAAATTCTGCACCAACCCTCTATTACTACTGCACCAACCATAGTGGTATGGGCGGAACGGCGAACACACCATAGGTGATTGAATGAGCTATACATACGCAACATTAAAGCAAGCCCTCCAAGATTATACGGAGAATACGGAGACTTCGTTTGTAAATAATCTGCCTCTTTTCATACGGTCTGCAGAAGAACGCATTTTAAAATCCGTTCAACTAAACCTGTTTAGAAGAAACGCTTCGGGAACTATGTCTCAAGGCAACAAGTATCTTAGGGTTCCTCAAGATTTTCTAGCGCCTTACTCGTTAAGCTACACCACTAGCTCGGAAGAGGTGTTTGTAGAGTTTAAGGACGTTAGTTTTATACAGACGTACAACCCCGACTCAACGGTTACGGGTTTGCCAAAGTATTATGCCTCTTTTGATGTAAATAATTTTATTTTAGCGCCGACTCCAAACGCCTCTTTTGCCGCGGAGCTTCATTATTTGTATCGGCCTGCAAGTATTACTGCAGGGTCGGATAGCGGAACAACATGGTTGAGTGAAAATGCAGAGTTAACTCTTTTGTACGGCTCTTTAGTAGAGGCGTATATTTTTATGAAGGGTGAGCAGGATGTTATGGCAATGTACGACAAGCGGTTCCAAGAGTCCTTGGTTGGTTTAAAACTGTTGGGTGAGGCAAAAGAAACCACGCAAAACTACCGCGTTGGTCAGGTGGTGAGGGAGAAACAATGAATATGTCCGTACAGGCGTCTATGGGAAGTGATTTTAAAGTTGAGGTTCATACCACTAACCACAGGGGGTCTACTCCTGAAGAGGTAGCTAACCGTTGCATAAACAAAATGGTTGTGGTTTCTGAAACGGCGCATCCTGTTTTACGAGAACAGGTAATAGAATACAAAAGCAGCATAGAGAAGCTTTTGGTGCTGTATATGAAACAGGCTATTCAAGGGGACCGTACTACTGTATATAATGCAATTAAACAGGCTGGTCACCCTGAACTGGCGGAACATATAAGGAAACTTTGATATGGCTTTTTCTGGAAATTTTCTTTGCACTTCGTTCAAAAAAGAACTTATGGAAGCAAAGCACAACTTTACCGCAGCAAGTGATGTTTTTAAGCTGGCGCTATATGATAACAGCGCAAGTTTCACGGCTGCGACTACAGCATACACTAGCAGTAACGAAATTAGCGGCACTAATTATACGGCAAAAGGTCAGTTTTTAACTAGTGTAACGCCAACTACTAGCAGCACCACAGCCTTAACGGACTTTGCGGATGAGGTGTTTTCTAACGTGACAATCTCTGGTGTAAGAGGGGCGTTGATTTACAACGAGGCTGCAACAAGTGACCCGTCAGTGTGTGTTTTGGATTTTGGCGGCGATAAATCGGCTAGCTCTGGTGACTTTACGATTGTTTTCCCTACGCCTGACGCCAGCAACGCGATTATTAGGATTGCTTAAACGAGTTACTTTCGGAGCATAAAACATGGTTGTGCTTGTAAACAGGGCGAAGATGTCCACGTCCACTACAGGGACGGGGACCATAAGTCTGGGTTCCGCTGTAGCGGGATTTCAAAGCTTTGCGGACGCGGGTGTCTCTAACGGCGACACGGTGCGTTATGTGATAGAAGAAGGAACTAATTTTGAAATTGGTTCTGGTACATACACCTCGTCTGGCACAACTCTTTCCAGAACTCCTTCTGAAAGTAGTAATAGTGGCAACGCTATTACTTTAGGCGGTGCTGCGGAGGTTTTTATTAGTGCGACAGCCTCGGACGTAGGGGCATCTATTAATGATGTTTTGGCATTAAGTATAGCGTTAGGATAAACTATGGCTAATACATTCAAGAGTTATTTGGCGAGTGCAACGGGAACATCACCTGCTACGGTTCGTACAGTAGCGTCAAGCACACAGACAGTCGCGGTAGGGATAAACCTTGCCAATATTCTTACAAGCCAAATCAAGGTCAGTGCCTACATTACTAGAAGCGGGACAGACTATTACATAGTAAAGAATGCACCGATACCCGCGCAGGGGGCGCTGTCTGTTTTAGACGGGAAAGTTGTTTTAGAAGCAGCGGATGTTGTCAAAGTAGTATCAGACACAGCTAGTAGTGTAGATACTGTATTGTCGGTGCTGGAGATTACCTAATGGCTGGATATATAGGCACACAGCCAGTACCACAGGCCACGCAGAAGCGTCAGGCTTTTACTGCTACGGCAGGGCAGACCACCTTTGCTACAAGTGGTTACTCAGTGGGCTTTGTTGATGTATATATGAACGGCGTAAAACTAGCTGCTGCCGATTATACCGCGACCAACGGTTCTGACGTTGTTTTGGCTAGCGCTGCGGTGGTTAATGACATTGTTGAAATTGTAGCATTCACATCTTTTGTAACTAGTGGCGGGTTAGCCGCTGTAAACAATCTGTCAGATGTAGCAAGTGCATCTACAGCACTGACAAATCTTGGCGTTACCAGCACTGCGGCTGAATTGAATCAACTTGATGCTATTACTCGCGGTAGCATCTTGTATGGCAATGCTTCTAGCGAAACCGCTCGGTTGACTAAAGGGTCTGCGGGTACAGTTCTAACCTCAGATGGTACGGACGTTTCATGGGCGGCGGCAAGCAGCGGTGGTGAACAGACATTTACTGCGTCAGGCGCAATAGCCAACGGGGCTATTGTTGGCCTTAATTTAGACGGCACAATCAGCACTATGTCACAGAAATCTGGCTCTGCTACGGACGCTAGCTCTGCGTCCGTCAACGATGGCAGAGGGACAGTAGGTATTGCGTATGATAGTACTAACAACAAAGTTTTATATGTTTATATGAATACTGCGGCAACGTCTGAACTTTTTGCGGTAGTCGGAACAGTTTCTGGCACTGGGATTAGTTTTGGCACCCCAGCATCCGTGCAAACATCTGTGTCAAGAGGGTCGCATGTTTGCTTTGACTCTAACGCGGGTAAATTTGCAATCATTTACGCGAAGAGCAGTGCCATCAAAGCAAAGGTCGCAACTATCAGCGGCACATCAGTTAGTTTTGGGTCAGAGGCATCTGTGGACAGTGAGCCTATGAACACTGGGGTAGGAGCAGTGGTATTCGACCCAGACCAAAATGCAATAATCTTTGCGCGAAATGGAACCAGCCAGCATGGTCGTATTAGTGCAGGAGCAATAAGTGGAACGTCAATATCTTGGGGTTCCACGGTTGAGTACAGCACTGATTATATGGAAGACAATCAAAGTTTTGATCTGACTTATGACACTTCAGCCAATAAAACAATTTTAATTTATAAGAGGTTAATTAACAACACTAGCGGAGATATATACTATAGAATTGTTACGACTAGCGGCACCAGCATAAGCCTAAGCACCCAGACAGTATTTTTTGTTAGCACTAATGCAAACGCTTTTCCAAGATGTTGTTATAGTTCAGCGGCAAATAAAACTTTCTTTGCTTACATTCAGGGAAGTAGTGTTGAAACAGTGGTTGGGACTTTATCTGGCAGCACGTTTAGCTTTGGAACGACAAAAAATAATATTGCTGGGGGTGATTCAAATAGCTATAATCACAGGCGGTACGACTACAATCCAGATACAGATGAAATTATAGAAAGTAATGGGTATTACTTTGGAACTCTTAGTACAGCTAATTATAAAATAGTTGGTACAGACAACTTTGCTAGTGCAGCAACACAAATTTATGCAAGCACAACTGGTACTACTGCAATTAATTACATATCGGCTTGTTACGACACAGGTTCGAATAAAGTGGTTGTTGCCTTTATGGATGATTCCGACAGTGACAAACCTAAGGCACTTGTCTACGACCCCGCAATACCGATTAATTGGGTAGGCCTTGCTGGTGAAGCAATTTCCGATGGTGCAAGCGGAAAAGTCACCATAATTGGGGGCATTAATACTGGACAGTCTGGTTTAGTTGCAGGAGTCCCTTATAAGGTTACTCCAACATCTAGCAGTTTAAGTGAAAGTACTGGGACTGTAGTTGGGACGGCACTTTCCGCATCATCTATTTATCTTACAAAGGCAGGTATCTAATGAGCACAGCAGCAGAAGCCCGTACAAAACGAGATAATCTTTTGGTAGAAAGTGACGCCCATGCACTGGCTGATCGAATTACAAAAGATTGGACGGACTATCGACAAGCCTTGCGTGATGTTCCTACACAACATGGTTTTCCCACAAATATAACTTGGCCTGTTGAGCCTACTTAGGAGATCATAAGATGGCAGGATATATTGGCAGCAAAAGCTCAGGAATTATCTCAGGTATTGATGCTTCTATTGAGGAATTAAACCTGAATGATAAGGTATCAGCCAACGGCACCACAGAGGCCAACAAGGTTCTTACAGCGGACGGTAATAAGGACGTTACTGCGATTCGCAACCTGACTGCTAC